GCGTTTCTGAAACTCCTATCTGTAGGAATTGCAGATTTATTAACAGTATAAACTGTCTTACCACTAGGGCAATCTTTTGCTTTTATTTGATCCAAAGTTAAATCAGTTTTATCTGCTGGACAAACAATGCTGATAGATCCATCATCATTTGTATAAATAAATCTGTAATCAGAGTTAGCCATAAGTTTTTTCTTTAGTATATCAAAATTTTACTGATCGCCAAAAATAACAATACATTGAATATCGCTATCGTGCTGTCCATAGCTATCATTTCGACCCATGCCTATATTTCGCAAAGAACTGGTTGATCTATAACTAGCATTTCCATTCCAAATAGTACCACCAGATGACCAAGTATAAGCATAATTAGAGTTAGCCATATTACTTGAGAAGTTTACTGTCCAATCTCCTGTACCATTATCTGTAATTGAGGAAGCATTAAAAGAATCATAAATTGATGGAGTACCGTCACCATTCCAAGCACACCAAATTTTTGCTCTACCTTGCTCAAGTTCTGCTGTGGTCGAAGCGTTACCACCGCTTGCATCTTGAATTGTGTTAACTTTAAGTGTTGACATAATTTTTAAGTAAATGTAACCATGTACCAGTTACCTACATCCATTTCTGTAGTACCTGAACCTACTCTTAATCTTACGGCTGAAGTTGTTTTTGTTAAGGGTAAGTTATTTGAATCTGTTGTTGCTCTCGGTCCAACTTTAACAACAGAGTTTTCGTTTCCTGAGTTTGTTACACCTGTTCCAGCTATAATATAATCAGCATCAGAATGAGCAGTTGAAAAGTTAACAGTATGATCTCCTACCCCATTATCAGTAACACTACTAATATTAAAACTATGCAAAATTGACAAAGTGCTTCTGGTATTGCAGCTTACAAAAGAATGAGCTAATTTGCCTATTTCAGTAGCAGAACTATTTTGAAATACTGGTGCTGCTGAAGATGCACTTTTTATTGTACCGACTGCTAATGTACTCATGGTTTTGGATTTGCGTCTTTAACGGCTTTTATGTGGGTCGCCCACGTTCCAGTTGTGTCTAGTTTACCAGCGACTATATCCTTGTACAACATATCAAGTTGATCTCCAAAAGAACTATAAATTGTAGAACCATCGGTTGTTCTATCAGTTTTATATTTAACAGCAGCAGCTTCAGCATTTAAAGTTACCCTTGCAGCATCAATTTTACTTTGATCAAGTGAAATAGAATTACCGCTTGAATCAAAAGCTCCTGTGCTGTCATTAATAGTTACAGCGTTTGGATAGGCTTTTCTTATTGCATTATGATCTAAACTCATACTGATACCTCCATCAAAATAATATTTGACCCAAAAGTACCATCATTACTACTTCTGTCTGAACCTGATACATTTAGCCTTACAGTGTTACCGTTATTTCCTCTCATTCTTATTTTATATGTAGTTGCTGAAGTTGTACTAGGGCTATCAAGAAAAATAACTGAAGCAACACAAGAATCGTGAGAAGCAGAAGAGCCGTCAAAATCTGAATAGCATCTTATTTTGCTACTATTAGTATCACCTAAACAAATTTGTGTGCTGCCTCTGAACAATCCAACATAACCAATATTTCCAGAAGCCATACCCATTTTCGCATCTGATATGATTAATATTTTATTTGAACTACTTTGTGGAGTTATTGTGGCTTCTAATCCTGAATCAGTAAAACTTGTACTTGTTGTAGATGTACTGTCTGATTTATGAACAGCAACAGTTTGTATAATGCCACCATTCGCTCCTGATGGTAAACCACCTCTAGGAATTATACTGTCAACTTTTAACTGGCTCATAATTCAAACAACTGTCCAAGTTTCGCCACTTCCAACAGTGACCGTTACTCCTGATTGTATAGTAATTGGACCAAAGCTGCCAGCATTTTTACCATTTGTGATTGTGTAATTTTGTGTAATAGTTTGATCGTTTTCCCAAAATATTTCATCTGTCCCTCCCCCTGCTGCTCCTGCTCCAGCAGCAGCCCAACTTAACGTTCCAGAGGCATCAGATACAAGAGCATAGCCAGAAACAGCAGCATCGGTAGCTGGTAGAGTCCATACAACATTAGAAGAAACTGTAGCTGGTGCTTGGAATCCTACATAATTACTACTGTCAGCATCAGCAAAACGTAAATCATTTTGTGCTTGGAGCGTAAGCCCATTTGAATCCATTATTAACCTTTCTGTACCGCCCGAAGAAAACCCCATCACGTTAGATGTTTTTCTAAATAAACCTAAATCTGTATCTCCATCAAAAGATAATGCTGGTGTGGAAGCACTTGAAGAGTCATCAATCAAAAGTGCACCTGTCATCGTCCCACCTGATCTTGGCAATAAACCTAAATTAGCTTGATCTATACTTCCAACAGTTGTAAAACTACTGCCTGATCCTCTTATTTTTAAAGTATTAGTATCGCTTCTTAAAAACCACATTCCTGCAACACATTGCGAATCAGCTAAATCTGAACTTTCAGCACTTTGACCTTGTAATGCTTTTAAACAAGCCTGTATATCTAGCCTCACACTTTGACCAGAAGCATTATCTATAGTGAAATCTGTTACAGATAAACTCATAACTAATTACTTTTTGTTTTCATTTTACCCTCCTTTACCAAAACCAACAGCACTGTAGGTAAAGTTTCTATCAATACTAGCATTACTTGAGTTTTTAAAATGCACTGTAAAACCAGTTCCAGATATACTACTTAATTCAAAATAATCACCTGTTGCCATATTTTGCGGAGAAATATTAACAGAAGGTTTTGGAATACCAGTAATACTAGATGTACCAACAAAGAAAGGTGCTGTAAACGTGACTGCTTTTGCTCCTGCTCCAGATGCTATGACAGATGATTGTTCAGTTCTTGATGGCATTGTTGCTGTATAACCTAACTGTTGTACAACTATATTTTGAGCAGGATCGGTAGTTTCTAATGTTGCTCTAAATTGAAATGCTCTACCTTTAAAAGTACCATTTGCAACTTCATTAAAAGATGTATATGTAGGTGAACTGCTTGGATTATCAGTTGTAGTTCTTACTGCTAATTTTGCGTTTACTCTATCAGCTACGTCACCATCCCAAGTAGGCCAAGTATCAACAAGTCCTGTTTTACTATCAAACAAGGCAGAAGGATAAAAACCAGCACTTTGAAAATGTCTTTTTAAGACAAGTGAGAATGTACCTTCTAAATCTAAAGTAGCTGCAAAATCATAAGTTCCTGTGGCTTTTGTTGCTGGACTTGTAATTCCAATATTCGTTAATATTAATCCTCCTCGACTAGAATTATATTCAGTATTGTTAAACAAGCTAGATGTAGTGTTATTAAATGGAGGAGTATCAGTATCTTCTCTGTCAGTCTTAACAGTAATCGAATCTAAAATATCAACTAAAGATAAACTTACACTTGTTGCGTTTACACTAAATCTACCTCCATCATCTTGAAATTTAAGAAGATAAGTTCCTGGAAGTGCTGGACAGATTACTTCATTAGTAGCTCCAGCTACGGCTGGAATTACATCTACAGCAGATTCAAAAGTTGCTCCTGCTCCTGTCTGATTAGAGTGTCTTACAAAAACTCTTCCTCCATGTAAAACATCAAGAGCAACTGATTGTGTAAATCTAAGTCTTATAAATTGTTCATTTATTGGCTCGATTGTTAGGTCAGCAACATCTTCTGGAGGATCTATTTTACCGTCAGTAGATATTGACCCACTTAAAGGACTTGTTGATAATTTTCCTGCTGCGTTATATGAATAAACTTCAATATCATAACTACCTTTTTTAGTATCCATAATCTCAAAATCATTACCAAAAACAACTTGAGTTATAAAATTATCTTTTATATTATCTTCCGCAACAAAACGATAATTTAATTGATATTGACTAGCTCCTTGTGGTTTTTCAAAAACTTGAAGATTACCACTACTATCTGTAATGTTAAAAGTTTCAGAAGGTTCTTTCCAACTAATAATTAATTTTGTTCTAGCAACACCATTTATAACAACAGTTTTTTCTGTCCCAACTAAGTTACTAGGAGGAAGAAGAGGATCATTTAAAACAGATATTTTTCTTTCTGGTAAAGCTACGTTATTTTCAATAAAATTATATTTACCTTCTACATAAGTCAAAGCAGTAATACCATAATTTACATCATTTTCCTCTGTAACTTGAATTACCCTAAATAACTGAGTTTTATTTGTATTACTTGAAATAACATAAGGAGAGTTTGTTGCTGGTACTGATGAAAATGTTGATTGAGTCGTTTCATTACCTTCACTATCTGTTTTTATAACGCTATTTACAGTAAGCACTGATCCTGTAATATCACTTATTGAACCTACTTCTACTGTTCCATCTGAAAGGATTACAGTAATCGTTGGACTATCGTTTAATGCAGGTAAAGTTGTATCTGCTGCGGCATCTACAGTAATTGTAGTATTAGTCGCAGATACAATCCGACCACCTCTTCTTTCTCCCGATCTAACAGGATCAGCTATTTCAATAACAGATCCAGGTCTTACTAATAAACCAGAATCTATAGAAGTTGTAAAAGTAACTGTCTCACTTTCATTTTGTTCAGCAAATAATATTGCTTTTCCAAGTCTTGCAGCTTGATTACGAGAAGTACAAGCAAATGCTTTTACTTGTTTTACAATCGTTCCAAGTTTAGATATTGCTGTTGCATCTTCTACTACTTCAAAGTCTATTTCTTTTGTATCCATATTAAAATAACTTACAGAAACAACAGAATGACGTTGTTTTAAACTACTGCCTTGATAAGTAAATCCTGCTTCTCCTACATTAGATAAACTAAATAAATAACTTGCTGCTGTTGGTTTATCTTGGGACATAGTAATAGTGCCAGCAGACCATATAGGCATACATCTCATAACACCAGCTAATTCATTTATGGCAGCAAAGGCTTCTTTAGGACTTTGAATATTTACGTTACAACTAAATCTTGCTTCTTTTGTACCTGCTCCTGTTCCATCATCTACTAACTCGTTTGCAAATTTTGAAGCTGAAAAGAAACTAAATAAATCAAGATTAGAAAAAGTTGTAGCATCGCTTGTTTGATCTGGAGCGATATGATCCCCTAGCCCATAGCGTTTAGTAGTAAGAAGATCAAGAAGTATCATCGCAGGGCATGAACACCATTTTGCTGCCTGCATCGTTCCAGCAAACACATAGTTATCTGGATATTGTATTCTTCCTGTATTTATATCAACTGTTGGAGTACCAGAACTATTGGCACCTGCTCCAGGAATCCTTACTTTAATTCCTCTAACTTTATATGTTCTTTTGGGTACGGCATTAAAAGTCTTACTATCTAATCTAAGTGCTACATAAGCACTATCTGGATATGTAGAAGAGCTATCTATTACTTCTTGAATAAAAGGAAAAGTAAATTCATCTCTTAAAAAACCAGCAGGGTCAGCATCACCAGTAATTCTTTCAACTTTAATATTAACAGGAAAATTAAGAGCAGTTCCATTAGAGTCAACCATTTCAAGTCTATGATCTCTTGAATAAGAATCAGCAGTTCTTCCAGAAACAGAAGTATTTATTCTTTCTACATAACCACCTCCACTTGGTTGTACAGAGATTTTGTATTCAACAGTGGATCCGTGAATATTACCTTTATCATCAGATCTTTGAATTTGTGCCCAAGTTAAAGTAACAATAACAGCATCACAGGCCGTATCAACTTGTTTTATAACAGGAGCACTTGTAGTTACAGTTGCACTACTAACAGATTGTGGGCTTCTCGTTTCAGAGGGTAATCCCAAAAGTTTGGTCTGATTACTTTCTCCAAAACGTGTTTTAAAAGTAACATCTTGAAAATTAAAATCAGATGTAGCTGGACTTGAATTATTTGCTCCTGCATTTAAAACAGGAGTGTCATTTAGAAATACATCTTTTAATGCAGCATTATTATATTCAGTAGATGTTCGATCAGTAATGCCAGCTTTTGATGGGCTTGAGAATCCTTCTATTTCTCCTTCAGATATTAAATCTTGAACAGTAGCAAATTGTCTACTATGTAAAGTATCAGGAGCACGATATGGTTTTGGTGGAGGTGGTGGACCACCTGCTCCTCGTATGAGTTTCTTTTTGTCTGTCATCCTTCCACTTGATTAGTGTCAATAGCAGCAGAAATTACAACTGAACCTGTCATAATTTCACCATACACTATAGGTATAGGTGTGCCAGCCCTTGATGTGTTTTGAAGGCCACTAAAACTAAATGATAATTTAGGATCTTCTTCTGAATCAAAACCATTATCTTTTGGTAAAGGAAATAACAAATCACTAACACCACTCAATACTAAAGATGCACCTATCGCAAATAATCCTTTTTGAATAAGGCCGACTTTAGCAAGTCCTTTAGAAAAAGCAACACCCATTCCTGCGGAAGTTCCAAAAGAAAGAAATGACAGTCCAATAAGTCCAGCACCTAATAATATTTTTCCAAAATTACCACCAGCACCAGTTATAGCTGGTACAAAATGTATATCCTGTTCTCCTATGGGATGATGAATTTCAGTCTCATCAATATCATAATCTCCAACCTTTACCTGATAATATTTAGGACTCATATATGGTTCTAATTGCGGAAAATTATTTATTAAAAAACTTACAGCATTACCTACACTATGAACTTCAACTTCAAATTCTTTATGACCAACAAACTTGGCTAACTCTCCATAAAGTTTTATCTTACGCAACATACCGATACCTCTTTCCTGTACATTTTAACAACCATTCAGAGTAAGGCTCTCTACAAGATAGTCTATCGGTTAAATGATGAATAACATCTCCCTGAAAAAATAATGCTACATGATTTAAAGTTGGATACATAATACTCATTAACAAAACATCTCCATTTTCAAGCTTTTCATCAGGTCTTAGTTCTCTAAAATTTGTTCGCCAAGCACAATCTTCAAACATAGGTTTATCATTAAACTCTTGAGGTGTTAATGGTCTTTCCCAATCTCTGAGTTCAATATTTTTTGTTTCTTTATACCAATCCCTTACTAAACTCCAGCAATCAGTTACACCCCAAACCCATTGTCTTCCTAATAGCGGAGGTTTATAACCAGATGGCTCTAAATACGACCATTGTTCTGTTCTTGGATTAACAATATACCAGGGTAAATTACTGTCTTCACAACTAACTTTATCTGCCTGACTAGGTGTTGGAGGATTTACAGGATGGCTATGAAATATAGCTGTAATTTCACCTGTATTATCTGCTTTAATATAATCTTCTGGATCTAAAATAAAACATTGATGATCTGTTATAGCAAGATTTCGACAAGGATAATATTTCAATTTACCTCTAATATTTAAAACAATTCCCACTGCTTCTTTAGGATCTTGGTCTTTTGCATGAACCAACGCATCATCTTGCCAATTCATTGTGTAAACGTGCCAATACTAGGAAATAAAGAGCGAGTGGCCTGACGCTTGGGGATTCTCACTCCAGCAAGATCTGTAGGTGAAGCAAGTTCAAATTCGACAATTTCTCTAGTTTCTGTTGCTTTACGATCTATTGAATATATTTCTTTTGGAAATTCTGCGGAAGGATCTGCTGTTGCATTTGTACCATCAGCAAAATTATCAGCATCAATAAATTTAGCTAATGTTCTTATTCTAATTACTTTAGCTCCAGTAAGATCATTACCTGCTGTTATTTTATTTGCCTCATTCAATAAAAAAGAAATCAATCCTTTTGCATTACTTATAACTAACTTTGGACGGGGTAATTGACCTCTTTGAAAAGCAAATCCTGTTGCTTGTATTGGGTATCTAAAATATTCTTGTCCTTTCCATTTGATTTTATTATTTGCATTTAAATTACTACCAGCATGAAAATAATATATTGTGCTTGAACCATGTAAAGTTGAATCTAAATGAAGTTGAAATAGTTCAATAATTGCTGATGGATTTAAAGATTGAATATCTGCAAACGTACTACTAAAAGAGACATATCTGACATTATTATCATAAACAGTTTGACCTACAACACTAGCCCAATTAGGTTCACTAGATCCTGTAGTTCCTCCTGTAGTAACTTTAAAAAATAAACCATGATTAGCAGATGTTGGTGCGACTATTGCACCTACAGATAGACTCGCACTAGCAGACCAAACAGTTGTCATTACACAGCAGGTTCAAATACTTCTCTAAAGGTAACTTGAATAGTAGCTCTATTGTTATATGGTATTGATTTACTCCAGTTTTCACAAACAAATTTAGACGATGAACTTTCTCCTGGAGGAGTAAAA